CCTTCTCGGATGTCGCTACCTTGGCATCAAGCTCAGCACGTAGGCCATTGATTTCCTCGTTGTCGTTCGAGACGACGGTCACTTGAACGTCGGCGACGGTGCCAGCATCGGTGTCTTGCTTTTGATGGTCACTGAAGCCGTGCTGCTTGGAGCAGAAGATGAGCGCGGTGAGCGCCGATGGTGATTTGCCGCCAGTGAGGGCAAAGTCATACATTCGCGATGCGACGCGCATGCTCAGCTCTTGCTGGGCGCTGCTAAACACATCGTCATCAATAAGCAGCTCGGCAGGCTTCAGGCACAGCCACTTGGCAATGTCTGCCTTGCGTCGGCCAGTGCGGATGACCGCGTTATAGACGACCTCGATTTGAAGGTTCGCTGGCAACGACAAAAATGCGCCACGGCGTGCCAGTGGTTCCTCTGGCAAATACTCGTCAAATCGCTGTCCTTCGCGAGCCTCTTGCTCGTTGCGATGCGCTGACCAGGTCTCTAGCTGCTTTTGAAGGCGAACGGCCGCGGTGTAGTTGTCCGTCTCGCCAACGATTTTGACGTATTGAGTTTCTTCGTCGATTCGTGACGTTGGCAAGCCATCATCAGTGACTTGCGATGAGCGATACTGAAGAACCTCATCGGTCATCTTGTCGCAGACCGCAATGACCCAGTGCGGCTCCTTGCGACGTGCGGCCATTTGTTCGTGTGCCTTCTTACCCATTAGCGTCTCCTTTAGTTCGAGGAGTATTTACCGCTGTAGGCAAGATAGACGGAACCTTCGGGTGTAATGATGGCTGGCAAGCCGCTCAGGTCTGGATACTCTTGACGCACGGCGTTCCAGAGGTCGAGACTGCTGACGGTTAGCTCATCGTAGGCAACGTTATTCGCTTCCAGGTAGCGGCGTGGATACTGTGAGTGGTGGTCATTCGGCAGGGTTAGCAGGGTCCAGGTCATCGCTGCTCCCTTAGCGCCTTGCGTGATAGGCCAGTTGCGCGATGCGCCGCATTGATGGAGCGGTATGTCACGCCATCGACGGTCACTGGCGAGCAGGAGCGATTCGGCTTGCTGAGCCAAGCGTCATCGGCCAATCGTGCTATCGCAGCCTGTCGAATGCGCTCGACGCGCTGCGGGCTTGAATAGTTAGGATGCTGCCGACGCTTCTCAAGGATTTCCTCGCGCTTCTCAGCCCACATACGTTTCTGTGGTGTCATTTCCATTCCTTAGTGTTGTTTTGAAGTGGTGCCGATGTGCCAGTCGCCGCATTCGACGCAGCGATACACATTGAGTGGCTGGTCACTGCGGCGAGTTGTTCGCTTGAGGACCTTGTTGGCGTCGTGCCGTGAGTTGAAGCCTTGCTTGCCGTAGCAGCCAGCGCTGATTTGATTGGTCCTCGCTGGCAAGGACGCATAAGCCGCTACATCACGACGCATTGCCGCTCTCCTTGTAGGCGCGACGCAGGCCCTTGATGTAGATGTCTGCCAGGTATGCGGCGATGCCGAAGCCAGCAAGAAAAGCGAAGAGGTAGTCCATGAGTAGTCTCCAGTGGTTGTCGATACAGTTATTTATCGCAACTCATTGAAATGACTGGAGATTTCTTCATCGCTTTCAAGACGCGCCTGTATTGCTCAAGCAGCTTGGGCGTCGCTTGAATCAAGTCGATGAGGTCGCACTCAGGCACACCGAAGGACAGCGCAAGCGCCTTCAGCTCGGTGTAGCTAGGGATGTTGTTTGAGCATTGCGCCGCTGGTGCTGCGGTGCGCTCTAGCTTCTGAAACATTCCAACTGCGCGGCGGTAGCGTTTGCCACGCACCTCGATGCGGCGTAATGCGTCGAGGTCAGCTGCGCTCAGCGGTGGAGCGTAGTCGCTTGGAACTCGGTGGTCCGAGTCGAGGTAGAGCAGAATCTGAAGTGATGGCGAGCATTTTGACCAGCACTGAGAAGCGTGACGTGGCATAGACGATGAAGTGTTTCGTCTATTTATCGCCACTCATCAGCTATCACAAATCACTGGTTCAGGGTTCGGCGTTACAGCACGGTGTGTTTCTGCTAAACCTGACCGAGTAGCTGGCAACATAATGCCAGTGGCGCAGCCAGTCATACATTTCAGTAATAACTGGTCTATTCCGCCTATAGAGCGTGGTTACTGTAACGACCCTGTAGGCTGAACCTACAAGGGCTCACCAGGATTCGTTGGTCCTAACTAAAGGGTCCGCAGCATCGCGAACCTGAGCGTCGTCCTGCACGGTCCCGCCGATTATTGGACGATGATGGGTTAGAAATGCTTGCGACCCTTGATCAAGCATCCTGCGGAGTCACACGGCTGCGCCGCTTTCACTCTGAAGAATGCTCGTTACAAGTCCGCTGGCTGGGTTATGAAGTGCCAGGATGTAATGAAGTTACAAGAAACTTGGGTTACAGCGCGACGATTAAATCCTGGCCAAGCGCCATAAAACTGCGTAAAAGCCGCGTAAAACCGCGTAAAAGTAACCAAGTTTCATAGAAACCTACCTATTTTTGTTACATTGTTACAATTTTGCCCGAATCAATAAATGGCAATGACTGGCATTCGGTGATGGTGGGTTATGGGTGATGACTGGCATTCGGTGATGACTGGATGCCAAGCATTCGGTTCTGGCGATGGTGTGCGTGATTTATGTTTGTCCCTTTTTCCTCTTATTTGCACACTAGTGCTATTAAATGTGCGATGTGTTGATGGTGACGTGAATGACTTGCTGACTTGATGGCTACGCACGATGGATGCCAGCGGTTTGTTTTCTTGATTGATGGCCTCCATTTCAACGACTTTTATGTTTGTCCCTTTTTTCTCCTATTTGCACACTAGTGCTATTAAATGTGCGATGTGATGGTGAGCGACGCATTTCTTGATTTCAGGATTTTGGTGATTGAGTCACGCGTTTATGTTTGTCCCTTTTTTCTCCTATTTGCACACTAGTGCTATTATTTCCGTGTTTTGTATGAATGGTGTGACCTCTTGATTCGACGCGCACGTTGATTGCCAACTGTTCGTGACGGTCGGTGCTTGTTGATTGAATGCGAAAAAGCCAGGATTTTTGGATTACTCCAATCGTCCTGGCTTTTTGCTTGATGCTTCGTGATGCGTCGCGTTTATGTTTGTCCCTTTTTTCCTGATCGAAGCAGCCGCAACTGTTCTACAACCATTACGTCAAACGTCCGTGTTCCCTCTTTCAGGCCCTTAGCTATCAACAACTGTCGCAAGCCATCCTCTTCGGCTTGCGCCGCATCATAGGCTTCTAGCAGCGCGGATAGTGCGGCCACCGCTTGCGGGTTGGCAACGTATTCTTTCCATTCATTCGACTTGGGTGAATAGCTGCCAAGCTGTAGGAAGCACTGACGCAGCGTCTGTGCAAGCGGCTTATTCGGCTGACCACACGCGTAGTCCAGCTCAATCCTAAGGAACCGTTCGGTCGCTGGCTTTGCGGCAATCACCGCTAAGCACTGGCGAACACGGTCGCGCGTGCGTTTATGGGATAGGTTGAGGGCTTCAAATGCATTTATGTTTGTCCCTTTTTTCTGGGCTGATGTCATTTCACTGTCCGATTCACTAGGTTGAACAACACGGTGCCTGCCAGAACCGTGGTCAGCGCATAGAAGGTGGGCCTAGTGAAAGACGGTTCATTGCGAACCTGAGGCTTGGCAGGCTTCACCCACCTTCTATGCGCTGACGTTCTATTTATCGGACTTCAGTATTCTACTGTCGGAAATCAGCCAGTTATTGTTTTGGTTGGGTCGAAGGCAGCCTTAGTCTGATTAGATGAAAATAAATGATTGACCTTCTATCGGCAAGTCGTTTGTCGCAGTCGTCTTGCGATCTAATCGTCCGTTCAAAGTCGCGTTTGGCTTCATCTAGTTCGTATCTTGTGGCTATGCCTTGGTCGAACTTGTTCTGCGTGACGCGAAGGTCCTCGCTTTGTCGTGAAAGCAGAAACTCATAGTCGCAGGTCGTGTTATTGGCTATTTCATTCTGCTGAACCCAATAGCCAATCGGGTCGAGCGTCCCTACAAAGCCTTCATTGCCACGGTCGCGAATCGACAGCGTGAAGAGGCCAATGACCGAGGCCATAACAATCAGCCATCGAAAACGATAGACGACGCTTCGTTTATAGGTGCCGCCTAAAATCTGCTCAATCTGGGCGATTGGCCTGCTCAACACAAGCACGATGATGATGAGCAGGACTATAAGACCTAGTCCGCTGTATCTTGTCTGCTGCGCCGTTGGTGTAGTGGCAATCCAAGGCATTGCCACTGCCGCTGTCAACATTAGCGCCGCATAGAACTGCACCTTTGTTTCCATCGAGGCAAGTTCAACTTCGTATGGCTTGTTGCTCATTCATTTGCTCCCGCATTTCCGCCGCAGTTTCTCAGTCGTCCGATATATATCTTTATCTGAGCGGTGAATGGCACTGCTCAGCAACGATAAAACGGAGACTACCAATGACCATCTTCTACGCACCAACTGAAATCAAGCCAATCGAGCTGACGCCCCACCAGCTGGCTTTCATTCTACGCACCGTTGAGGGTTGCCTTCTCAATGCTCAGCGACGCGTCCAAGACGATACCAACCATTTTTACACTAATGTGCAGCTCAAGACGGCCCTTCGTCTGCTGTCGGACATCGTGCCACAAGTGGGAGCCGCTGAATGAGCTACGCAATCTACACCATCACCAACGACCAGACTGGCCGCATCTATGTCGGGATGACCACAAAGCCGAAGACGCGCTTTCTTGGACACCTAAAGGACTTTCGTCTCGGCAAGCACAAGAACCCTGGCTTGATGGCTGACTATCGCAACGGCCACACCTTCACCTATTCGGTTGTGATGACCGACATCGAGGATAAATGGACTGCTAAGGCAGCCGAGAGCGACCTCATCGTGGGAACGCCGAACGCCTACAACTGCCAGCGCAGCACCACAACTCGCGATAAGGTGATTGCTATTCGTGCGCTGCTGGCCGCTGGCTTCAACTCAGGTCAGATTCATCGACTGTTCGGCATCAATGAAGCGACCATTCATCGCGTGAAATACAACAAGATGTATGCCGCGCACGCGTAACGCCTGAACCTGAATAGACATCACCTGATTTGAACCTGGAAAGATATATTTCTACTACTGACTGGAGACATCAATGACCAATGAAAACCTGACTAAGCTGGCTGAAGCCCTGACCACCGTTCAATCGCTGTATGACGACGTGCCGCAAACCTACAAGACTGGCATCGACTTTGCCGCGAACTGGGCGCAGAAAAAGCTGCGCAACGAGGTTGTGACGTCACCGACGCCAGTGCTCGACCGCATTGCCAAGCAGGCTCGCGCTAAGAAGGAGCCAGCAAAGTGACGATTAGCACTCGCATTCAACTACGTGACCCACGCTTGCTGGATGCGATTTCGTATGCCCACCTTGCATCGAATCGGGTTGTTCAAACCATTGCCTACATCAACCACATTGCCAGCTTATGCGACGATGAGGCTCAGGCGGTGCTGAATGACCTTGGCGACGAGCTATACGAAATCAACGTCCTCATTTCTGCATCATCGCAGTGCATCAAATCTACATTCTAAGGAACTACCATGGCCAGCTACCGCCGCATTGAACCATTCAAATCAACCCACTACCTCACTCGCGAGAAGTGGAACGAGCACAAGACGCTGCCGAAGCATCTTGAGGAAATCAAGCAGAACCTGCTTCAACGTAAGAAGGAGGCCAACTAATGTTTTTCCTCTCACTCATCATCTTCTTGGCAGTTGAGTCTGCAACTCAAAGCGCTGATATCCACTCGCTCAAGCAGCAGCTTGCGCAGCAACAACAGACGCAGGTTCAAGTGGTTCAACAACCAGCCGATGGACCATCGTTCCCTTGGTCGAACATGCCAGCCATCCGCGCTGAGAAGCGTTAAATAAGTCCTGGTAGTCCTCGTGGTCGAACGACCACGCTTCAGAAGCCACTCAGTCGCAAGGTTGAGTGGCTTCTTTTTGTTACACTCACGTTTTCATTCACTCGTCGGTGTCCTCTTGAAGAAGTACGCAGTTGCCTTTTGTTTGATGGTTCTCAGTCATTCGTCTTGGTCTAATACGACAGACGAAATTGAGAGATGCGCGTTTCTTGGAGAACGGGCTGCTTCACTACAAAGTACTCGTGCTGACGGTCGTTCAATGGCGCAGGCAATCAATGATGCTGCGAAATGGCATGCTGAAATTATGGAGGAGTTTGAGAGGGATCATTTAGATCGATCTGATAAGGCTGCTGTAGCTCGATTCGAGCGTCTTAAAAAGACTGGCACAAAGTATGATGTGTTTCTCATTTCGGAAGTCTATAAGCTTCCACGCAAGCAGAGTGAGCAGGACGTTAATGATCTAATGGTTGGGCGCTGCCTTGCTGATCCCGCCAAGTTTGGTGTCTTTCCGTATAAGTGAATGTTGTGACGATGTGCGGTAAATAAAGTCATCCGTTTGAAGGAGACTTTATGGAAACGATTTACGCTGTTTGCCGCATTGGGCCTGACTTTGACCCCGTTTATGTCGGCAAGACGACCGCTGAGCCGCAGTCGTATTGGAAACACGTCCATGTGCGGAACTACTACAACGGCATCGAGAAGAAGTTGTATGAGGCGATGCGCTACGAAGGTAGCATCGGCAGCTTCGAACTGGTCGTGCTTGGAACATCCGACGACGGTCTGACCGAAGCCGACTGGATCGAGACGCTGACCAACGAGGGCTACAAGCTGTTGAACGCCAATGGCGGCAACAAGAAGGTCGCGGCCAAGCCAGACCGAGCCAAGGTCATCTTTCGCGAACTCAATCGCAAGGCGCTTGCCGCACTCGGCGACGCCTAATCACAGCACGTTGCGGTAGGCGCTAGCCACATCAGCCGCAGTGCGACCGCAATACGTGAGCGTCTGCCGTTCGGTGCTGTGGTTAAGCGCAACCATCAGCGTCTGAAGCGACGTGCCGTATTCATCAAGCTGGAGCCGCACCCATGACTTGCGCGTGGTGTGCGATGCGAAGCGTCCTTCGAGACCAGCTTGTGCGCAGAGGTCCTTGACGATGCGGGACCATGATCCAACCGTCAGCGGCCCACGCTGACCACAGAAGATGGTCGGATAGAAGCACTCGGCACGCCACGCGCGGAGCAGGGTGCTCGTTGCGGCGTTGAGCGTCACCACCCGACGCTTTGAGGTCTTGCGCTCTTGGCACACGAGGGTGATGCACTCGCCGTCATCGGTCGTGTCATCCCACCGAAGCGCGACCAGGTCTGACGCACGCAAAGCGCTGTTGATAGCCACCGCCCATAGGGCGCGAAGGCGAACGTCACGCTCAATCAGCGCACGAACCTTAGCCACATCAGCCAGCGACGTGATTGGCTCGACGGTGGTGGTTTTTCCAGAATTAGAAGCGTGTCCAGGGCGGAAAGTCATCGTAATACTCCGTGCGTAGGCGCATAGGAATACTACACAGGCGTGCGGAAATCTGCGCGGAATGACGAGTTTTATTACGTGTTCCTGGGCGGCAGAGACGGAGCTATCTGGATTGTGTAACGCCGCTCAAAAGCCGAACCTGGGTTTGGGACTGCTCGATAAAGTAGCAACATCGACAAATCCTTGTCGATAACGAAAGGAACCCTCCAAATGGACATCACCACCACTCAAGAGTATCAAGACCTCATTCTGGCTGGTGCCACCCATGAGGAAGCCATTCGTCAAATCGAAATCTCGAACGCCTAAGGAATCATCATGGCTACCAAGACCACCAACACCGCCGCCGCCAACACCGCCGAGCTGGAAGCAACCGTCGCAACCGCTCGCGAAGCGATTCGCGCTGCCAAGACCACCAAGAAGGTCGTCAGCGTCGCCCATCGCATCAAGGCGATGCTGAAGACGCAGACCATCAACGGCAAGATGACCGTCGCTGAGCTGGACGACATCGCCGCGCACGTCGCGAAGATGAAGCAGTTCGCCGAGCTGATGAAGGACTAAGTCAATGATTTCCGCCTCGTTCTTCTGGCGGAACGACCAGCCCGACGGCCTCGGCTTCACGCTGAATGCTGCTTCGGGCTGGTCTAGTTCTGACCTCGACGCTGCGTTTAACAGCGACATCGTTGATGACTACTTTCGCTCCAGCGATGAGCTGGTTGGCGATGACATCGTCAAGGAGTATTTCTGCCAGCTAGAAATGATTGCTGCTCGCAAGCCGCACATCAGCACCGCTGACGCAATCATTGCCGCACTGAACATCATGTGGCTCTGCTCGCGTGGTCATCTGGTCGCTGATGAGTTCAACGGTCCGATGTTCGTGCAAGACCTATGACGCGCATCAACCTCGTTCCACCCAGCGAGCTTGCTGACCAGCACCTGTTCGCCGAGTTCCGTGAAATCAAGATGGTGCCGAAGGCGCTGGCTCGGTCTATCACGGCGCACGGACTAGACGAAGTGCTGCGGCAAGTGCCGACCGAGTTCGTGCTTGGGGCAGGGCACGTTCGGTTCTTCTACAACAAGGGTGCCTATCTAGCTGCACGCTTTGAAGCGCTGCGCGTCGAGCTTCGTCGTCGTGGGATTCAGTTCAACGAGGCATCTGCGCTAGACCCTGATGCGGTGTTCAGCGTGGATGCTGTTCTGCGCCAGGACTACACACCAACGTCAGCAGCACTCGCGCTTGTGCGTCAGCGGATAGCCGAGCGCATCGCAGCTCGACCGCATTGGTATCGCTACTCATAAGGCAACTGCCAGCGGGGACGCCCGCACAACAAGCCCTTTTCGCCGACCTTGTAGGGCAACACTCTCGTAAATCGGCAATGTTTGGCACCTGAGCGAACTCAGGTGCCTTTTTGTTTCTGCTCACGCCATTGATCGAATGCTGCACGTCGAGCTGCGGGCAAGTGCTCGACAGCCTTCTCGGCTTCTGGTGATAGTCCAAATGTTTCAGCATTGTTCAACAAGTCCATCAAGCGAAGTTCGAATGGCGTCACTTCGCCGTGGAACACAAGTCCTGGTGTAGTTGGCTGGTCACTGCTCCAAGGTGTTCTTGTATAGCGGATGCGCTCAATGACCTTGTTGTAGTAAATCGGGTCAATGAGTAGGACGGCAGGCTTGCCACGCCAGCGATAGCCTTGATTCCGTCCTAGTGCTTGATTGGCTGCATCAGCAAGATGCCAAGCATTCAACTCACGTTGTCGCTTGGTTAGCTCAAAGTGCGCGTTCAGTGTAATGCTGATAGTTGGATTGGCGACTGATAGCTTAATGATTGACGCGCACTCGGTCAGCGTGTTTAAGCCACGAATGTTGGATAGGTTGTATTCAGCGCCGATGCCGTTAGCAATGAGGCAGACGGATTCAGTTGGGAACTCCTTGCGAAGCTGCTCAGCTATTGCTATCAGAACGCCGTGATTGCCACGCCGCGTTATCGTTGTTTTGATTGTCGTCACATGGCATCGCGCATTCTGCGGTAGCAGAATGTTGGCCCCGCTATGCAGCATCTTTAGACCAACGTTCTCCATTGTCTTTTGGGCGTATGCTGCGGTGATGTATTCTGTGGTCAGAACAAGCAGCTTTGGACGATTGCCTTGATTGCTGTGGCCCTTTGTGAATGCGAAGCCGAGCGTCATTCGGCGCGGTCGCTGCTCAAAGTGATGATTTCTGAAAGTCTTGATGTTGTGCATAATCGCGCCGCTCGCGTGGTATGCAGCTAATCCTTTTGCATAGGCTGCGGACATGCCTTGCTCTATCCAGTATTCGACCGTTGCCCATTCTGATTTCAGCTTGCCGAGCTTGCTTCGCTTGTGAAACAAGTATTCGGCATCATCCTCATCGTCGATTGAACGAAGCCAATCAAAGTCGGTGTAGTCAGGGTCGTCTATAACCGCTACGACCTTGCTAAATCCAATCGGCTTTTCAATCGTTTCATTGCCTTTTTCGATGATTTTGACGCCAGTAGTGAGGCCAAGTGGAACCCACCACGGATTTTTCCAGCTCAGTGACAGCGCTTGAAATGCGCTGATTGTGAGCATCATCACATCGAGATTTAGGCCATCGAGCATTGGTGCTGAATAGCCCTCGTGATGTTCTGCAAAGAAGTCCGCTGCATCAACGTCAAGGCCAGCTTCTTGGAATCTCTCAGCTAACGCATCAATCGTTGCTTGCACTATGACCTGTGGTGTGCCATACGGATTTAGCGGCTCAGTTTGCACGAGTTCAAAATCATTAATGCCAAGTTCAGCGAGTTCGGTTTTGAAGTGTTGAGCCTTTGAGATGTAGCGATCAATTCGCAGGTCAGGCCATCGTTGGCGAAAGCCGTTCTCTTGTTCAATCAACTGCTTGTTCGATTTCGAGCAGAACACAACCTTGTGTCCAAGCTCCACAAGTCTGCGCACAAGCGATGACTTGCCATAACCTTCAGGACGAACAAGAATGAATGCGTCAATCGGCCACTTCTGGGCCCATCCATTTGGACGGTCGATTCGCGTGAGCGCGCAAATCTTTTGAGCTTGTTTCTCTAGGTCAGATTCGGCATCGGTGCCAGGCTTTCGCTTCTTGCTTTTGGTCTCGATTTCGACAGGAACGAACTGCGAAGTTCCATTCAGCACCGCTTCGACCATTGTCAAGAAGTCGTCACCTTCAGCATAATCGGTGAGAAAGTGACCGCCTTCTAAATCGTCTAGCCATGGGAACTCAGTCTCTGTGCTGTCAGATAAAAAGTCTAAGAAGCTGTCGTCCATTTATGCGCCAAACTTTGATGACCCGAGGGTTCAGGCAAGGTTGCGGATGGTGCTGGCTTGGTGCTTGCCACGTTCTATGTCTAGCTTCGAGGCGCACTCGTCCGAGCTGACCAAGGTGTTCGGCAACCAGACGAGCAACAAGTTCGGTCGCTGGCTACGCTCGCGCTTGCTGATTAGCGTCGAGGCGACGAGTGGTAAGACGTATTGGTATGACATAGACGTTGCGGCATTGGAGCAGCTGCGTGCTGTAGTGAAGCGTTGAAGTGATGTGTTGAGCCACGCCATGTTGAAAGCCGCGCACGCTGCGGCCCACTCGCAAAGCGTTTTACTCAAGTCGGTTTTATCACTTTAGGCATTACACTAAGTGACCTGAACACCTTGGTGTTTGGTAGAATAAGACCACTTTTGTTACAAAGTGGTCATGACAAAAACTGCCTATTCATACATTAGATGGTCATCCGCTCAGCAGACAGAAGGTGACAGCTTCGACCGTCAGGATGGCCTAGCTGCAAGGTATGCCAATCAGCACGGCTTGGAGCTGTCGGACAGAACCTATGTTGATAGCGGCATCTCAGCGTTCAAAGGCAAGAACGCCGCCGAAGGCGAGCTGCGAGCCTTTTTAGATGCTTGTGATGCTGGCACGATTGAGCGTGGCTCGTATTTGCTGGTCGAGAACTTCGACCGACTAAGTCGCGCATCGGTCCTTACAGCACTAAGCCTGTTTCAAGAAATCGTCGGGCGCGGCATCACGATTGTCACGCTGAAGGATGGGCGTGTCTTCAGCACGTCGAGCATCGAGCAGGATTGGACGCAGCTGCTGATGGCGCTGCTGTCGATGGTCAAGGCGAATGCTGAAAGCGCTGATAAATCGATGCGCGTCAAGAGCGCCTTGCACGCGCAGCGAGCGAACTATATGAAGAAGGGCGTATGCCCACAGTGGTTGAAGCTATCGGCTGACCGAACTGAATACATCGTCATTCAGGAGAAAGCAGCGATTGTTCAACGCATCTTTGAGCTAAGTCTAGCTGGCAACGGCATCAACATGATTGCCAAGCGGCTGAACAGCGACGGTGTCGAGGTGCCGCGAACTGGCAAGCGCAAGGTCAAGAACGACTACTGGACAGGCCAGCAGATTAGCCGTCTGCTTCAGAACGAAGCGGTTATCGGCACGCTCGTCAGCACTCGTAACCTTGACCCACTGCCGAACTACTATCCAGCAATCGTTGAGCCAACCATCTACTACAAGGTTCAGGAGAACTTCAAGGCTCGTGCAAATGTCACGCAGGGCAAGATTGGGACGCACGTTGCCAATCTGTTTGCTGGACTTGCCTACTGCGTTTGTGGCAGTCGCTTTCGCTTCGTAGGCTATCGAGGTCGTGGGACCAAGTCCTATTTGGTGTGCCAGGCATCGAACGCTAAGGGCAAGTGCAAGGTTCGACCGACGCAATACGAAGCGCTTGAGGACGATGTGCTGGCTTGGTTGTTGTTCGACCAAGACGAAGAGGTAGTGCCACTGACCAACGTGAAGCGAACTGACCCGACGCTCCCATTGCAAGCAGAGTTGATGAAGCTCTCAGAACAACGCGAGCGTCTGTATGAGCTTGTGATGTCTGGCACGTTGAAGGACACGGCGGATGCTGGTCGTCGCATCAACGAGGTTGATGAGAAGGTCGCCGCTGTGAAGCGTCGGCTAGAAGAAGTGAAGGTTCCACTAGCTGACCCACGCGAGGCAATTGAGCGGGCTGTGTCGCTCTACATCGAGCATCAAGAGCAGGCGCTGGCTGATGACAAGACGCGCTACACGGAAATCCGTCACGAACTGCAAACGGCGCTGCGCAAGATTATTCGTCAGATGGTGATACATGACGAGACGGTGCGCGATGGGCAGGTGTATGTAGAATACGACGTGACGTTCGCGTGGGATGACGAGCCGTTCCATCGAAGCTACCTGCGGCCACTGCGTCGTGCTTGGAACAAAAAGTCCTAAAGTCGTTGTGAGGTCGGCCGAAAACAAGCTCACCACAACTGACCGAAAGGGAAACGACGATGTCTGATTTCGACTTCTTTAGCGAACTGGGCCAACTCGAGGGTGGAGCCGCTGTCAAGGGTTACGTTCCGCGCTTCGAGACCTACGAGGAGCAGGCTCGCTTCAACTTTGCTCGGATGGGCAAGGAGCAAATCGAGCTGATTGAAAGCGGTGAAGGCAAGCAGAACAAGCAGGGCCGTCGGTCTGGCAACTGGTTCGAAGAACTGGCTGACGGTCGCTTCAAGATCACCTTCAAGAACGGCATCACCGCGATGGAGCTGGTCAAGGACCGCACCTACTTCGTGGTGCAGAACGCCGAAGCCGCCTGCCAGCTCATCGCCAAGGCGATGGTCGAGGCCGAGAAGGGCTCGCTCGATGCGCAGTTCGTGGCCACGAAGCGTAAAGAGACCAAGAAGGAAGAGAAGCCGACTGAGGTGGCGAAGAAGTACCTCAAGGCCGCGTGACCTTCATCACGCCATGAACAAGGACGCTTCGGCGTCCTTTTTTGTTTGTGCGGCGCTAGACGACTGATAGAATTAAAGTTCGATGGTCATGGGAGATTTCAATGAATGTCAAAGATTTCGTGCGTTCCACATTTAAAATCGCGCTTGCATTCGTTCTGGCCTTTGTTGCGATTGGCGCAATCATTCTTTTTGCTGAATGGGCTAAAGACAAATACGATAAGAAGCAGGCTGAGCCATACGAAAAAGTTGTGACGCTAGAGCATGACTTAAAAGAGACGATTGGAATGAAGTTCCATGTCAAAACCAAGCTGATTGATGAGCGACTGAATGTTCGTGTCGATGCTGAAGGCTTTCCAGCGTTCCTAAAGAAGCCTTGGAACATTGATGGAGAATTTACTCTGCACTTTCTTGATTCCGATGGTTTTATTGTGTATGCACGCGTAGTGAAACTTGAAGAGTTTAGTACACGAGTTGATGATGGTGGTCGGACAAACGGATTGCACGTTCAGTTCAGCGAAGGCATGGATGTTGGTAAGTATGCGCGTATGAAGTCGCTGAAGGTTGGTTGGAAGTTTGATACCACCGACGAGCCAAAGGCTGCTGCGAAACCTGAAGTTCTAGACCACTGCGCACCAGACTTGTCAAAAGCTGAACGGCTCAAGCGGCTTGCGCAGCACGGAAAAGTGCGTGAGAACGGCGGCGGTTCGTATTCCGCTGGTGAAAGGTCGCTAACGTTCCTTTCTGATGCAACTCTGTTTCGGTGTGAGTAGTTATGCCACAAGAACCAGTTGGTCAGCAGATTTACGATTGGGTTGCCATCTATGCGGCAGTGGTTTCGACGGTAGTCCTCATTTGGGACATAGTGAAATGGAGACGTGAGCGTCCTCAACTAATCGCGCGAATCGAGGCGAACATGGTCTATCTCAATAGTCCAGGTAGGCATCTGTTAGTGGAACTCACAAATCGTGGTGGCAAGCCCTTCACTGTAAAGCAAGTTCGATTCAGACACTATGCGAGTAGGTTCGACTATTGGCGGAAAACCAAGAACTATGAAGCAGGGGTTATGGTCGAAGTGACGAGTGGCGAAGAGCCGCCATTTAGACTTGATGTCGGAGGCATGCAAACATTTACGTATGCGCAAGACGACGAGTTTAGTGTCAAGGTTAGGACAGGTTGTATGGTGGCGCTCATTGACCACTCGATGTCGTCAGAGCCCGTATTTGTCCGTATTCGGCGTCCTATCACTTTGGCTGATACCAAGTCCCTTTGACGAAGGTCCAGCCAGCAGCGAGGCGGCGTTCTGCTTCCTCGATGAGGACGACTTTGCGACGACGCACCTGCATCCCTGCTCTTGCGTCATCGCCCTCCCAGTCGCCTCTATAAATCTCCACAATCATCCCATCACCGCGTCGAATGCGAAACAAGTCGTCTGCTTTCTTGCGGCGAAACTTAGTCATTGGCGAGTTCTTAGATGTATTTCTTGGCGACGAACTCAGCGATGACGATGATGACGGCGAATGCTCCACCCCACTTCGCCATTTGAATGTTCATCTCATTGACCTTGGCCTGTAGCTCGCTGAACTTTTCCAGAATCGAGTCGAGCTTGTCGTTGAACTCGTCGCGCATCGAATGAACCTCACGCTTGAGAGCTCCAAAGTCGTCTGATTTGAATGACGCAAAGTTTTCCTTCTGGTTCTTCACGTCCTGCTCCAGCTTGATTAGTCGCTCTGTGATTTGGTCCATTCTGCGCTCCGTATGGTGGTGATTTCTATTTACAGAAATCAGCTCTGAACGATGACGGAGGCACTCATTTCCTGCGGCACGATGATGGAAACGGACGCATCGCCCTCGACGATGAGTGTCAGCTGCTCCTCGACAGCCATCAGCACATCGGCGCTGAAGTCGTTGCGAGCGATGAGCGACATGACCTTGTTCTGCAACACGACGCCATCGCCCACCTTGACCCACTCCTGCCACGCCACATCGACCAAGACGGTCGGCGATGAAGCCAGGTGGTAGGTCGTCAGCGTGAAGGTGATGTCCGTCGTGTTCGCGATGGTCTGTAGGACGCTGCGGATGCGGCCGAAAGCTGCCTCGATGCCAACGGTCTGAGCGATGACGACTGCCTGCTCACGAAGGCGAGCGATGCTGATGCTGACCGAGACGGTCTCGACCACCGAGGTGCTGATGGCACGCAGGCGACGTAGGTTCGCCGTCAGGGCTTCCAGCTCGGCCAGGGTGGTAGAAACATCACGACGACGCGACGGTGTCCCTGTGATGGCTTCCAGGTGGCTGATTGCTGTCGTCACGCCACGCACCACGCCGATGGCTGCGCTGATGGCCTGGGTCTGAGCTACGGCGAACTCGATGGTCTTTGCTGTGCCACCTGGGCCAGTCTTCGTCAGGTCGATGGCGTAGGTGATGACCTCGTTGAGTGCGGCTGCGACGTTGCGAACGCGGCGCAGCGACGCGAAGCTATGCGTCTCAACCTCATCGATTTGCAGGGCTAATGTCTTGCTGGCACGAAGTGATGGTGTGTAGCTGAAGGCTTCAGCCAGAGTTAGCGTCGCAGCGCGGAAACGTCCGACGCTTGCGGTCAGCGTCTGCGTTGAAGCGCTGCTGAGCGCTGCTTGACGATTGCGAACGACCTGCTGTGTGATGGCTTCCGCTTCGGCAATGGTCGAAGCTGCGACGCGGCTACGAACGATGCTTGCCGATGCAGTGATGCTCTCACCGACAGTGAAGGCGATGTCCTTTGTGCCAGCGCCGAGCGTTGTTAGGTCGGTCCAGTAGTCGAGCGATGAGTTGCCAATCGTGCCGCCGTTGTAAAGCGACATGCCTGGATAGCCGCCAGACAGTGGGCTAGCGTCCGTGTAGGTGCCGACGAGGACGTTGTTGACGAAGACTGCGATGACGCCTGACGGGTAGTAGAACTCCGCACGCATCACGATGTCATTGGACGACAGTGGAAGGTAGGTGCCAGTCAGGCGAACAACGAAGGTGCCGTTTCGATAGAAGTCCACGCCGTCACCTGCGACGCGTGGTGCAAACTCATAGCCAGTCTGTGAGCCGTTGACTTGCAGAAGCAACGAATAGACCTCACCACTAGAGCCAGCGTTGGCCTTGATGCCTGCTTCCACCTTCTGTGTGTTGCCTTGGCTTGCGGCGAACCAAGCCGTGTTCTGAGTGAACGCGCTGTTCTGCGAGGCGTAGCCGTTGAGCGTCGTAATCGTCGTTGCGCCAGCACCAGCCCAGCGAGCATCCAGCGTGAGCAACGACGTGCCGTTCGTCTGCGCAAAGTCGAACGTGAGGATGTTCGGCGGCGAGGACGGAACACCTGGGGCTTGCCATCCTGGTGTAGCTGGCGGCGTCTGCGACTTGGTGAGGTAGCGCTCGGTGATCAGGCCCGCAAGCGGCGAGCTGAACGGCTGAACGTTCAGCAGCGACGATGAGCGTAGGCCACGCGACTTCGGGCTAAGGGCCAACATCGCTTAGCCGCTCGCGACTTCGAGGTTGAGGTATGGCGCACCAGACGATGTGCTATCGGCGTAGATCATCACGAACAGGGCGCTGTCAGGGAACACCTGCGGCATGCCAGTGAGGTCCAAGCCATGCGTGCCGCCGTCGTTCGCAGCAGCCACACGACCAGTCCATAGCGGTCGCATCACAAGGATGTTTGCGGTGCCTGCCGTGCCAGTGCCACCAGCCACACCAGTGACGCCACTGACGCCTTCATCGCCCGACGCAAGTGGTAGCTGCCACATACGGCCAACGGTCGGAGCCGCACCGATGCCAACAGCGCCAGTTGTGCGGCCAGTTGTGCCAGTCTCGTTCGTGTAGGTCACGTTCCAAGTCTGGTTGCCAGTTGCGGCCGTGACGGTCTCGACCCAGATTTCAGTGCAGCCAGCGGTGCCAGCGGCTGTCCCACCAGGGATGCGCGAAAGGTAGGACGTTGGTGTCTGTCCAGTGGTCGATGCGTTGAACGAATAGGCACCGCCCTTCCACAGCAGGTCATAGACGACGATGGTCGATGCGACCGAGTTCTTGAACTGAACCCCAGTCAGGTAGCCAGTGCCTGCCGAATACGTGATGGTCGGGCATCCAGCAGTTGCGTCGGTGGGAACAACGCCAGTCGTGGTCGATGTGCCTGCCAGAACGCCAGCGCCAGGAGAACCAGCGATTTCGAACAATGAGAATGGCTGTGCTGCAATCGTGGTTCGAGTGGCAGTCTTCGTGTAGCTAATCTTTTGTCGATTAGCGCCGATGTATTGGTCTAGTGTTGCGATTGCCATTGATTAGGCTCCTGTTGGTGGGTTTTCACGAAGCCAAGCCTGTAGGTCGATCATCGCTTGGTTGATTTTTTCGACTTCTTCAGCGGTGTAGCCAGCGAAGCCGAGAAACTTTGCGGTCTCGATGATGACGGTCTGCGTCTCCGAGTTGGCAATCAGCCGACTGAGTAGCTGGTCGGTTTGATTGTTGATTTCAACGGTCGTCGTGCTCATTTGGCTTCCTTAGATTGATGGGTATTGCTCAATGCTGTTTCTGCCAATCTCGGTGGATAGCAGCACAGTGCGGCCCTGCTTTGCGCCTGCGTATTCGGTATTGACGGTCGCAAGCCAGTCGCGCAGCTCAACGATTGAGCCAGCGAGTTGCGTGATTTCGTTGAAGCTGTAGAAGGTGCCGATGGTCTCGATCGAGATGCCATTCATGTCGGCGTGCGCGGATACGGTGGCAATGACGGTGCCATCCGCAGCAATGATTTTCTTGGTTTTGACGTTAGCCATAACGGTTCCTTGTGTGCGAGGATGTCTCTAACAAGGGTGGGTGGATTGCCCACCCGCATAGCCAACTATTAGCTAATCGTGACGGTCAGGCCGCCGATTGCGATTGAAACGGTGTCGCCGTTCAGCGCGTTCTTGGCAACGGTCAGAACACCATAGCCAAGGCAGTTGCCTGCGCTAGATGCGTCATACAGAACGCCATAGGTCAGGTTCGCACCAGAAGCCCAGTCGGCAGTGGCCGTTGGAAATGTGATGGCAGCGGCATTGGTGATTGAGCCAGCTGCGGCAGTGCCCCAGGTCGCACCAGACGTGGCGACGCGAGCATAGGAACCGCCCGAAGGCTCGGTGACGTTCGTCCCAGCCAAGGTCGGTGTGGTGCTCGACAGCGCCACATAAACAGTAGGCATCGTGTAGGCAGTTTTGCCGAGCTGGTGTTCTAGGAGCTTGTTGGCGAGATAGGTTGAAGCTGGCATTTAGTGCCTCCGTGATTAGTAGTGCGATGCGCTATTTAGCGTTTATCGAGTTACCTCACGAATGAGCGTGAATGTGCCACGCACAGGCTTCGAAACCTTGCCGAGCGGCGAGACTAGTTCCAGGTCATAGACGCAGGCAAGCGTGCTGTCTGCGATGTTCAGGAACTTGATGCCTGATGTGTCGGTCGGCCCAAGAACGAGCTTGAGAACACCGCCAGCCGCATTCGAAATGACTAGCTTGCTGTTAGCCAGCGTGCAGTTGATTTCGGCCGACGATGCGGCATACGACTTCCGAACTTGCAGGCGTGCGTCGAATCCAGTCAGGTCGAATGGGGTTGAGGCATCAGCCTTTAGGTTGAATGTGTATTCGAGCGATGAACCTTGGTCCATCGTGATGTTGAGAACAGTGCTCATAGAGACCTCCTAAGAATGTCTCTATTTACTGCTCCCACACAATCGCCTCGACCTCCGCAGTCGTTGTTGCTGCCTCGATTTGCGAGCGCAGATTGCGAGCAGTGGCATAGATTGCGCTGGTTCTTGTTCCAAGCGCCACGCCAACGGCAATCAGTTCTTGTGCCGTAAGCGTCGCCACCGAGTTGTCCACCAGCGTCCAATCAATCGAATACTGCTGGCCTGCCATCAAAGAAAGCTGGGCAAGTTGGACCGCGCCAGCAATCTTTGATTGGCTATCCGCATCAGCGTCAAAGGTGTTGTTGCCGACGGTGATTGGTTCAATCTCCAACTCATAGCGACGTTGCTTGAGCGAGTCCCACTTCAGCATTTTGATGTGGTCAAGCGAGCGCGTGTCATTCCACGCCATCGAAGCATTGCTCCAAACGTGCCAAGCGCTCGGTCGATTAGCCTTGGCGGTTTGCTGTTCTTCGGTGTAGCTCGTTAGGACGCCATTCTGCACATACTGCTTTTGAGGGCTGCAAGTGTCAGTCTCAAGGACGTTGTTGCCTTCTGGTCTGTGTTCTGGCTGGCACGTAATAAGCGACTTGATTTCGCCATCGTCATCGTAGGTCACATACATCATTACACCTTCAACTCAAGAACACCGCATTCGCCATAGAAGTCAAGGCGGTCAAGAACGTTTGGAAAGCTGCGGAAACCACCAGATAGCTGCATTGCCGACACGTAGCAATACGCTTTCACGGTGTAGGTTCCAGCTGGAATGCCAGTTCTGATGGCGCTATACCCGACAGCGACGGTGCCAGTTCCTCCACCACCAGAGCCTTCCACGATTGCATACGTGTCGTGGTATCCGCCAATTTCCGCAACCAATGTTGCCCCGTTATAAACACGGAAACGAACGCCACCAGTCAGGTCGATTCGTGTGGTGACGGATGGAAAAATGACTAGGTCTGCGGCGGATGTGAAAAGAAGTGGTCTTCCAGTTGTGGTGAAATCAAACAGCGTCAACTCACCAGCTATGACGTTGTAATGCACGCCAGTGGCTGGAACTATGGTTTGAGAAGTCAGCAGCGCCATTGCGCTTGTTGTGACCGCACCAACCACAATCTTTTCGGTGGTGATGGTGCTAGCTGTGATGTGACGCGCTTGAATGGCATCAGCGCTAATGTTTCGAGCTTCAACAGCGTCTGCGCTGATGTGGTGCGTTTCGATGGCATCAACCGTCAGCTTGTCGCCAGTGATGACGTTCGCCGCAAGGTGGTCGGTCTGAACCTCACCAAACCGTCCAATCTTTGCCAGAATGTTGTCTGCCGCAAAGGCATCAACGGTCAGCGAACCATCAATGACGGTGCTGCCGTGAATGGCGTTGCCGTCAAGGACTGAAATGCCAACGCCTGACTTGTTGAAAAAGACCAGCGTGCCTGATGAGCCATCGGTTGCAAAGTCAGGCAGGCCGTCGCCAACATTGAGAATAGTTGGTGTCGTCGGATCAAACCAGACATACCGCTTGTTGGTCTGACCATCGGCAGGAGAATAGGTCGTGCCGCCATACACCAGCTGAACTCCAGTCCAGCTGATGTAGCCGAATGATGGTGACTGAGAGCTAAGGGTGTATGCCATCTTAGCTTGTCAGTGATGTATCAAGCTTGAAGGACGATTGCGCCGAGGCTCCGTTTGTATAAACGACTCGCACATAACGCATCACAATCTTGTCTTCAACCGTCACGATGGCACCAGCACCGACAGCCTGCGTCAGCGTTGTGTAGAAGGTCGCGTTATCTGATGATTGCTGAAGCGTCAGCGTGCCTGCGACGTTTGCTGTGGCAAACACTCGGAACAAGTCATACAGCGGTGTAGCTCCAGTGTCTTTGCCTGTGCCTGTAAAGACAGCGGACGCACCAAGCGCAGTTGTTGTCTCCGTTGCACGAAGAATCTTTGGTGCTGTAAATGCGGTGGTGACCGTCGAGCAGGTCGTCACCGTCGAGCAAGTCGTGACGGTGTCAACGGTTCCGCCAGTGGCGCGAATCGGAAGTGCAAGGGCGGCGTTTGCACCGCCGTCAGCACCAAGCAACTCGACGTTGACCGTCTGCAAGTCCTCAAAGTAAACGGCATCAAGGCTCACCGTTGTGCTTGATGCTGGTGCGGTGCCCCCGTTGGTGACGCGGAGCTGGGCGTAATAGACTTCGTCTGGCTCTGGAATCAATCGGTCAAAGCGACCTGTTGCCGTCTTTGATGCTGCCGAGTTGGAAGCGATTGCGTTGAAGATGACTTGGTCGGTGTCGCAATAAATGTCGAATGTCACATACGATGCCGTCGTCGGAATCGTGACGGAAACGGCAGTGTTGGCGGTGCCGCCATTTGCTGATTCAATCTGACCAGTTGTAGCGACAGCGCCGTTTAGGTTCCAACGTGCCCAGGTTGTTCCAGATCCGTTCGTGATTTCGAGGTAGATGTTCTGGTTGGCAATCCGTTGCGAAAGGCTCGCAATAAATCGCGCATTGAACTTTGTTTTCAGCGGCTGTGAGCAGCGAACGATTGTTTCAGCGGAGGCGGTTGTTCCAGCAACTACTGAAACAACCGATGATGCGACGCTGACGGTTTGGCCTGAACCAAGCGACTGAATCGCCCAGTCCGTTGGAAGTGCGGTTCCGCTGAAGTCGTAGCGCTTTACAAGATCGGCATTGTTGACATTAACTGACATAGAGGTGTCCTCATAAGGTGATGCCTCTATTTACAGAATCTGCCAACGACGCGTAGCTGTTTTGGATGCGTCGATTGCTCCAGCCGCGATTTTGGTCGTGATGACCGCACCATCCGCTAGCTGGTTTGCCACCAGACCACTCGGAATGCCAGAATACTGAGCGGAAATGTTGAGCGTCGCTCCAGTCAAATCCTTCGAGAAATCGTCGTAGGCGGCAAGCTTGTAGTAGTAGGTTGTGCTTGGCGTCAGGCCATTGTCGGAAACATACGAATCAGAGCCGTCGTAAATCAGGTTGCCTGACGATGGCGTAAATCCAGACGTGGTGCTGCGCCAAATGAGAACGCCAGCGAAATCTGCGTCGGTCGGAAGCGTGTAGGTCAGCTTGATGCTGTCGAGCACCGAAGTGGCTGTGATGCCGCTGATGGCCGCTGGGACTGCATTGGTGAAGGTGGCAGTGACCGCAGAGGACAGCTTCAGCGAACCATCCTGGCAGTAGACCTTGATGATGAGCGAGCGGCGCGGACCACCATCAGCGACGTTGTCGTCATACGCGTAGGTGTAGGTCTGCGTTTGTCCTGGTGCAACTGGCTCGACGTAGGTCGTGCGCAGCAAGGTCGCGCCGTTGTAGACCTCGACCTTGAAGCGAGCGACCGAGTCCTTGACGGTGCCGTTCGATGTCGGGTTCGTCCATTGAACGAGCAAGTCACGCGTCGTGAAGGTGGTGCCAGCCGTTCCGACGACCACAAGCGAAGTCGGCGCGTTCAGCGTCGAGCCAGTGCCTTCAGTCGCCGCCACGGTGTAGGTCATCGTCGTTGCCGTCGATGGCGTGCTGTTCATCGACAGTGACTGAACGGAAATCGCGACTGAACCTGGCACCACATCGATTTCGAGGTACGGCATCCGAACATCAACAACGTTCTTGGTGCCGCCGTTGATTGAGTAGGTCACTCGATAGCCGCTCACGACCTGGTTCACGCCCTGCGTCCACGAGATGTGCAGCACGCGATTAACCGACAAGTTCGAATAGGTGATCTTTTCGAGTGCTGTGAGGCCAGTTGGTGCGGTCACGAACTGGCGAACAGGGTTGCTGTAGATCGGCTTTGCCAGCGTCAGTGAGCCCTCGATGTAGGTCCACTTGGCTGAGTCGTATTGACCAGCCGTGATGAGGAACTGTCCTGGCTCCTTCTCCTCGCGACTCATCACGCGATAGGTCTCAGGGACGATGGTCGATGTGGTGATCTGGAAGATCGAGCCTTCGGCTGGCGCAGCAGCCAGCGCAGCGGTCAGCGTCAGCGTCGAGACGGTGCCTGTCGTCGTGATCGCCGCATCGGTGGTGATCGTGCCGTCGATGCCCCAAATCGTGATCTTTGAGCCAGCAGTCAGCGTGACGGCGCGGTCCAGGTTGATGACCGTCGTGGTCGAGCCAGTGAGCAATCGACCAGCCGCATTGGCACCACCGTAGACGTTGTCGTAGATGCGAATCACATCGCCTGGGACAACCAGCGCGCCAACCTCACCAGTCGTGAACGTGACCGTTGAAGGTGTCTTGAGCGATGAATAGAGGAAGTGACGGCCATAGCGAATCGCCTGCGCCTTGGATGTGCAGCCGTAGGCAGCAATGTTGGTCTCGTTGTAGCCATAGACCGCCTGCATCGCGGTGTCCTGAACGGACACGACCTGCTGCTTGTAGCCATCGGCAGGCGCGTTCCAAGTGACGTTCACGACGGTGTAGCGCGTGTCGTATGGCGTGCCAGAGCGCGAGAAGCGGCCACCGATGACGTTCGCGTTCGTGAAGACGTGCGAGAAGGTGTCTGGGCGGTCTTGGACGACCGTCAGCTGTCCGTTCACCCACAGCATCGTTGCGTTCATCGAGCCTGCGATTTGGTTCAGCAGGTCAATCGGGTTGAACGCCTCGGTGATCGAGTAGTTGAACGAGAAGCGCGGCTCGCTGTAGGTCAGGCCATCAGCGCCAGTGAACGAGACCAACGCGCTGTTGTAGACCGAAGCGGCGTAGAAGGCCGCGATGTCGATCTGGCTTGCGCTCAGGCCAAGCCCGACGTATGGGTCAGTGGCGAGGTCGTAGAGCACCCAAGCTGGATCGTTGCACCAGTCGTTCTTGAAGGTGGCGAGGTCCCATGAGCCTGTGTAGACGCGTGTCGATGTGTTCAGGTTGTTTGGCACCTGAATGATGCGGCCATACCAGTCGAACGAACGCGTCGGGATGCGCTGTGCGTTCACGCCCTGAGCGTTCAACGCGATGCCAACCAGCGCGACGTTGTTGTAGGTCAGCGTCTCAGGCTCATACTCAGTCATGTAGGCCCATTGCAGACCGTTGCGCAGCGTGGATGAGCCACTGTCAGGAGTCACGCGTTCGACGCGGATGTCCGATGTGCCTGCGCCAGCAGGCAGCTCCACACGGAAGGTCTCTTCGTATGGGCCAGTGGTCTTGTCGTTGTAGGTCTTGTCGACCGCCACCACATAGGTGCCTGACGACGTGAGCTTGACCTTGATTTGGAACCGCAGAACGGTCTTCTCAAGCGTGTTGTTCGAGGTGTTCTGGTTGTAGAGGCCGTTTGGCAGGCGGATGGTCACGCCAACCGACTTGACCGTCGCTGAGCTGGTGGTGCGCGTGACTGGCGCTGCGATGGTCACATCGGTGGCAACGGTGGTCGGAACGCCGACGTTCTCGAAGCCCTTGATGACGGCTTGTGATGCATCGCCGACGCGCACATCGACGTTGATGTCTCGAAAGTTCTTCGAGCCGTCCGATGCTTCGAGCGGCGTGCTGTCGAGGTAGACCGACCGAGCGCCGTTGACCAGGCCTCCTTGCAGGCCGTAGCCGATGGCCTCAAGCGATGCGACCCAGGTGTTCGAGCGAAGCGTGTTGTCTTGCTCCGAGAAGGACGAGCCACCGCCACCCTTGCCGCCTTCGAGAATGATGTTTTGTTCCATTGCTTATGCCTCCCCTGTGCCAACGCCAGCTGCGTCACCACCGCCTTGTGACCAACCTGAGCCGCTGCTGCCGCTGCTGTAGCTACTGCTGCTGTAGCTGCTCGATGAGGACGAGACATAGACGGTGCGCTTCGCAGTGATGGTCACGGCCACCGTTTGGCTGATGTCAGCGCCTGAGTCGGTGGCGTTCACCGTAATCAGGTAGCTCGCTGCGCCAGTGCCTGCGGTGATGTTCAGAACACCAGTCGAAAGCAGCTGGAATGAGCGCGTGCCAGTGACATAGGTCCCACCCACGGCGGTTGTGACGCCGTTGATGACGAACGACGCAATGGTTGGTGCCGTTGCGAAGTAGTCGTTTGTGAGGATGTTGATGGAGGCCGTTTTGCCTTCCTCCAGCGAGACCGAGTCGTTGGCAGCAAGTGCCTGTCGAATGGCGGTCATCTTCTGGTTGATGGTGACTGAACCAACACGGAACTCGCCGTAGTTCAGTTGAACGCGTGCCCCAGGCTTTGCGATGTTTTCAGGGCCATCAAACAACGATGATTCATTCGCTGATTTAGCGCTTTCAGTCTTTGGCGTTGTCTGCATCGACTGAATGACCGCCGAAATCGCATAGTTCACTGCGATTGCATAGACGGCGTATGCAGCAACGTAGGCGGCTGTGTAGTAGGTCGTGCCACTGGCGAAGGTGGTTGCTGCCCAAGTCGCGAACTCCGTAGCGCCTGCCGCCTTCACGCCAGCGATGACGTGAAGCTCATCCCAGTTGCCAAAGTTCAGGTCGAACTCATCCTTCGGCACGCCAGCGATTTCATCGCCACGCTTCTTGATGATGGCAACGTCTGAGAACTTGCGCAGCTCGACCAGGAAGCCAGGGCAGAAGACGCGAAGGGCCGAGAACAGCTCGCGAGCGTTGTCGGCCTTGAAGGTGAAAGGTGCAGTTCCGTAGCGCTCAGCTAGCGGACCGTGCAGGAAGATTCGTTTCGTCATCGATAGATCCAGCAGTGATGCCGTATTTATCGAGACCGACGTAGCGAACGACTAAAGCTTCGTGTCGTGCCCAGCGCGACTTTTGCTCGACGCGAGACTGACGATCAATCAAGTGATGCAGGATTGCATCCTGTCCAATCATCACAGCAGCGTGATTTGGATAAGCGGTGCCAATCTTGTAGATGATTACGTCATTGACTTGTGCTTCGTGGCGCGGCACTTCAACGAAGCCTGCTTCACCAAAGCCGTCCAAGTAAAGGTTCTGTCCGTCATTCCACCAGCCCCAACCACGCGGAAAGTTCTTTAGGTTGATGCCTAGCGTCTGGTGGTAGTAGTCGCGAACAATGCTGTAGCAGTCGTGCAACCCATGAACAAAGGTGCGACCTTCCAATGGGGCGCGATTGTTGTCGTCATACCAAAGGATGTCTGAGCAGCTTGCGCCATCGGTTGCCACAATGCCAAATGGAACATTGAGTGCAATCCACATTTCCATGTCGCGATGCGATGCCCACTGCGGTTGGTAGTGGTGGTCGATTGGTGGCTTGCTGCTGTCAAAAGGATGACTGTGAATGTAGGCTTCAACCTTGCCGTGCTTCAGCTCCAACATTCCGAGTTCAAGGGCATCGAACTCCATGTAGCGAGTTGGTTCTACACTTGCATTGCGAACTGGATAGAGGGTGCCGTTGATGACAACAGCACCAGCCTCATTCGGATAGGCGGCGATGGCTAAGGCTTTGAACTGCTCCATCATTGCACCCTTCTTAGACCAGGCGCATAGACGTGCTGGCCGACTGCGTCGGGTAGATACTGAAGTCGTGGCAGCCGAAGGTTTGGTCGATCAATCGGCGTGCAGAGCTTCCAAGTCACCGTCTCAGGACCAAAGTCCACAAGCTGCGAAATGATGTAGCTATCAACTGGCGAAATGGCCGTTGGGTCAGCAAATGGCTGGTGTGATGTCGTTGTCATCTGGTATGGCTTTGGCGCTTCATCCCAGTTCAATCGACCATTCCACACGTAGATGCCAGCGCCAGTGCCTGTGTAGGTGTTGTTAAAGACGCTGTTGAGCAAGAACACGCCAACGGTGACTGAGCCAGCCGCATTGGTGATTGTCGTGATCGTGATGCGATAGAAGCCGTTTTGCTGAGCAACAACAATCGGCGTTTCACTCAACGGGCCTTGTGTGCCTACTACAACGCCTGTTGATAGGTTGATGTTTGCAAGGCAAGTCGTGCTGATTGCGCCACCAGCAAGGAATCGAATCATTGCTGCTGTAATGACGCTGCCAGCTTTGACTGAGATAGTGAATGAAACGCGTTGGTTTGCTGCAAAGCCTGAGATGGTTTGCGAAGCATAGTGAGTGCTCAAAGAAGTATTGTCAGCAATGACATCTGCACCATTCAGTCCAACTGGGTCAAGCGTGCCAGCCGAGTTCAATGCAATTGTGGTTTGCTGCACAGTCATAAGACTCGCATCAATCGTCGCCGTCGATGGCTTTTGAACTTGTGCGCCCCAGATGTAGATGCCACTCGTGCCAGTGCCAACATAGCCAGGGGCATTGACGCTCGCTGTCGCTGTCAGAAAGATGCGCAATGTGGTCACGCTAGTCGTGGTCACGCCAGTTGTCATCTGAACCTTGAACCAGCCGTTGCCAACGTCAGTGACATCGACATTCGACAAGTTCGCGCCAGTGTTCAGACCAAGAATCGCGCCTGTCTGCGTGTCAATGAGAACACCACCGCCACCGATGCCAGCAACCATTGGCGCATACAGCAACGCGTATTGCATTCCTGCATACTTGATGTAGACCGAGAAATGAGCGACGTCGCCGACGACAAAGGTGCCTGCTGATGTGTTGGCAGCGATGTAGTGCTGAGCGTTCGTTGCGTTGTCGGTCATGTAGTCGGCGGTCATCGTGCCGTCAGGAGCAACAGCAGCATTCGCCGTAATCGTCGCATTCGATTTGCCCCAGTTCGCCTGAGAGAAATCTTCCGAGTAGTTGAGCAAGTTGTAGCGAGTGAACGAGGCTGCATCAAGATACTTCTTGCGCGTGCTGTAGCGCGTGACTGGCACACCAGCCAAATCGCCATAGGCCGAAATCGCAGAACGGATGACCGTCGATTCAGTGACGCCAACGCTTAGCTGCGGTTGCGGCAAGGTGCCTGTCGAACCAAGCTGTGATGACGACATGACGATTGGAATCGGCGTAAAGGTCTTCGTGCCGAAGACCACCGAACCTGCGTCAGTTGTGTTTGGCGTAAGGTAGAGCTTGCTGCCGCCACGGCTTGTGAGGTCGATTTCGAACAACTCGACGTGTTCAGAGCCATCGCTCAGCGTTTGATAGTCGGTGATGAGGCTTGTCATTACGGAATCTGGCGAAGGTTGAACGAAATGTTGGTGAGCGTGCCTGTGTAGGTTTCTGAGTAGCCCTCAGTCGTGACCTTCCACTTCTTCTCTATAGATTCACCAGGAGGGGTCCAGGTCACATAATCTATGCTCCCGATGGTGTCCAGCATCGCTCTGGCCGTGGCGACCTCTGAGGCCGTCAGGAAGTCCCAGCCCACGTTGTTACGAATGTCAAGAGTCGAGTTGATTCCGTCAGGCACCTCCTGCGAGTAGCCATCACCAAACTGAGCTTGGCGAATGCGCTGCTTGCGATTGCGTGATACACCCTGACGAATCTTGGATGTGAGAACCATTGCGTATGGCATAGAACCTCCTTAGGCCATTGCTCGACGGATGATTCCGCCTGAGCGCGTGGCTTCTGAAATGCGTGAGTCGGCGATTTGACGCATCTGATCAGCGATGGCTTTGCTGACCACCTGACCTGTTTCAGCATTGGTCTGACCGCCTTGAACATTGACTTGGATTTGTCCGATTTGGATTGATGAGTCGCCACCGCTGCCTTGTGCGATGACACCAAGCTCACCACGAGCATTGCGGCGCAGCGGCATCACGCCTTCAGGACCAGCCTCGCCAAGAACGCCGAGACCGCCAGCGTGTCGGAACATCGTTGGGCTACCAAACACGTCGCCGTTGGCATACATCTGAACGCCGCTGCTGAATGCACCGCCGTTCTTCATCATCAGGCCACCAAGTCCTAAGCCCTGCATCAGCGGCTTGACGATGAGCAGTTGAACGGCAAGCTGAGCAAGGCCGTCGAGCATCGACTTGATGAAGTCCTTGAAGCCAAACTTGCCAGTCGTGACGAGGCTGGTCAGACGGTTGCTAAAGTCGCCAAGCGACTTCTGCGAGAAGTCAGCGAATGCCTTGTTGACCGTTGGCAGCGAGTCGGCAAACGACTTTGCGCCAGCCTTCATGCCAGCCCAGTAGTCGTCTGAAGTTTCTTGTGCCTTCTTGTAGTTGATTTCAAGCTGACGAACAGACTTCTGCATAGCGTCGATGATTGCCATCGCTTCGCGTTCAAGCTCGTTCGCCTTTTCCTGGTCAGCTGGATCATTCGAGGCACGAAGCTTGTTTGCTTGCGTGAACTTTGCGTTCGACTTGCTTGATGCTTCTGACTGAATACCGCCGCGAACATTTTCGAACTCCATGTCAGCGAGTTCTTGCGGCGACATCGAGCGAGTCACTAGCGATGAGAAGGTCGTTTCCTTGACCTTGCGCTGCCAGCCGTAGGCGAGGTTCTGAAGTTCTTCAGCCGCAGCGGCTTGCTGCTGCATCAACTCAAGGACCTTCTGTGCGTCCTTGATTTCGTCGGCACGCGCTTGCTTCGCAAGTGCCAGCTGCTTGTTCTTGTCGATTTCAGTTGCGACGGCGCTGAGGCCGTTCTTGTTGGCCTTGTCAATCAGCTCATTGAACTCGCGTTCGAGCTTGTTCTTCTCGACGTCCTTGCCAAGCAGCTTGTCGAGGGCATCGCCTTGCTGGTTGTAGAGGTCGACCGACTTGCCGAGCAGTTGCTCCTTCAGTCGCTCCATGCGCTGACGCTCGCGCTCTGCATCGGCAGCAGCACGATCGCCATCGGTCTCGCCGCCAGTGACGCCCTTGATCTTTGTTTTAGGCTCAGTCGGTGAGCCACCAGCAGCCTTTGCTTCGGCAGCTTGTCGCGCGTTGTTGACGAAGTCTTGTGCTGCGGTGCTGCCAAAGCCAGCAAGAATCTTGTCGTTCTCGCTTCGAACATCTGCCAGCGTCTGCTTGAGCGCGTCGTATTTGGCTGCGGCTTCGCTGAAGCGGCCATTGACGATGGACCACATGATGTCGCCGAAGCCTGCGACGGCACCACCCATGATCACGATCGCGCCAGCGAAACCGCGGATCAGAGCCCATGCGCTGTTCGCCACGTCGATGACCGAAGCGATGCCCTGAGCGAAGCTCCACATCCACTCGGTGACCTTGTTCTTCAGCATCTCCTTGGTGGCGGTGTCCAGCTTGCCTGTCTCGTTGAACAGCTTGACGAAGGACTGCACGAGGGCATCAGCGACTGGCAGCACGCCGAGGCCGAAGATCTGTTGGAACTGCGTGCCGACGACGCCAAGCTTCTTCATGCCGCGCTCGTAGTTCTCGGCCTGCGCAGCCATGTCGGAGGTGATCTTTGCGACGGTGTCGCCGCGATCGGCGTAGTCGTTCAGGAACTCCAGAAGGCCAGTGCCCTCCTTGCCAAACAGCGCCATCACGACGCTGTTCTTCTGCCAGCCGTCCTCGGTCTTGGCGAGGCGGTCAGCGACGACGCCAAGCAGCTCGCCTGTGTCGCCTGAGACTTCCTTGGCTGAGATGCCAAGCTGACGGAATGCTTCGGCTTGCTGCGACGTGTCCTTCGCAGCCTTGGCCTGCGATTGTTGCAGTCGGATGATTCCTTGCGTGACCTGCTCGATGGCGGTGCCCGACTGACCAGCGACTTGCTTCATCACCGATAGCTGCTCGACGGCAAGGCCAGTCTTCGTTGCCAGGTTGTTCAGGCCAGCAGCGCCATCCACGACGGTGTCGAACCACGACTTGAGGATGCCGATGCCGAGCGCGCCAGTGAGCGCAGCGAAGCCAGCCTTCAGCGGTGTCAGCGCGCCAGTGAGGCTATCGACCTTCTTGGCGGCGGTATCGAGCGCTTCGCCAGCGCGCTCGATGTCTCGCGTGTCTGCCTTGAAGATGAGATTGACCATGTCCATTATTTGTCTCCCTGCTTAGTGGTTGTATTTACTGCATCGAGCAATACAAGGTCCATCGACTCAATCAAGTCGAGTTCCCAGGGCACAAGCTCAATCTGATGTAGACGCAACCACGCCTCAATCTCAGTCGATTGAATCGGATTCGGTCCGTCAAAGGATGAGGTGCGGCGAGAACTCAGCCGTATAAAAATGTCCCGAAGGCGACGAGCGCGTGGCTCAGTCACCTTTGGTTCTTTGACTTCGTTGAGTTCAAGCTGTAGCGAAGCGACAGCTTCTGTGTCGCCTGCCTTTTCTGCCTGTCGAAGGAAACTCTCCAGGCGTCCTGACCGCTCTGGGTCAGATGTTCGATGCGCTGCCCATTTCGCCCAGTTCAGCAGGCTTTGGTCGAAAGAAGTTTGCAGTGTCGTTGATGAACAACGCGATCTGCCCTCCAATCCAATCAATCTCTGGGTCCGTGAACAGGGTTAGTGCTGTTTCTGGCGAGAACGGTCCGATTGCCTCGGCCAGCTCGTCATTCCAACCAACAACGCATTCGACATAGACGCTTGCCAGCAGCTTTGCTTGTTGCTCAAGTTCGAGCTTCTCAAGGTCAAGGTCAGCGCCGAGCGACTTGCGAACCTTTAGCTGAGCATCCTTGAACTGCTTAGACAGCGTGCCGACCAGATAGACGACGGCTTCAGTGTCACCATAGACTGGATGCTTCAGTTGAAGCTCCGCCTGCTGTGGGCGGAGGATTGACTTTAGTGAGTGCTTAGCCATTAGACGCGAGTCAGCTTGATTGCGGCAGTTTCAGTGCTGTCATAGACGGCAGTGAAGGCGATTTCTTGCTCGACTGGTCCAGTGCCATTCACTGGGATGGCGATGTTCGTGTAACGAATCTTCGGCAGAAGAATCGTCAACGAGTTAGCACCAGAAGTCATAGCGACTTGGAAGGTCGATGATGTGTTGTTGAGGAACTTGGTGTAAAGCGCGGCCGATGGGAAATAAGCCTTAGCGGTGCCCTTGACAAGGGTTTGGTCGCCAAGGATTTCTGATGGGTTGCTTGCGCCGAGTGCGCTCAATGCCTTCGAGCCGTTCTGAATGTCCAACGAGAAATCGGTCAGATAGGCAATGGTGCTGCCACCTTCAGTGAAGACGGTTGCCGAACCTTCGATGTATGGTGTAGTTGCTGCCGCAGCGGTGTAGCCAGCGGAAGCATCAATGGTGGTTCCACCAGGAACGGTGGCCGTCAGACCTTGAAGCGTCCAGGTAGCCTTGACCATCGAGTTGTTCGGAATGGCGAGCTTGAGGCCAGACACAGTCACGCCAGTGAACGACTGGTAAAGCGTGTTGTCTTGCCAAGCGCGTTCAAACGTGAACGACTTGCGAGTGGTGCTGTTCTTCAGGACGTTAGTGGTCCAGGCACCGCGAAGCAGCGACTCAAACAATGCGTCTGATTCGGTAGGACGAAGCGCTTGCGATAGCTGACCTTCGACCGTGTAGTTGCCCTGATAGACGTCAAACAGGTTGCCGTCAGAGCGAATGGTCGAGTCCTCGAAGGTGCTGACCTTGCGATTCAGGTCAAAGCCGTCGTAGTTGAGCGCAGTGAGTTGTGGGGTGGCAGGGGTAGTGCCGTGCGTGACTTCAGCGATAAACGCTACGTCGTGACGTGATCCAACTGAGTTTGGCATAGAAGGTTCTCCATAAAGGGGTTCCTTCTATTTACGGGATTTAGTCGCTTGTTATGGAGTTCCAGACGACGAGGACGCGCTCCATCCACCAGCCCTCAACTAGCTCATCGGCATCGCGATAGGCAATCAGAGAATAGACCTCACCAGACTGAATCGAGTAGCTTAGGTCCTTTGGAAACTGCGAGACGACCGCGTCAGGGTAGGTGCTTGGACCTTGACCTGGCTTTGTGAAGATGTCGATTTGTGACATGCCTGGACGGAAGCGTTGTCCACCTGAACCAAGCGAAGCACTCCGTGCTGATGCGGGCAGATGTGTGATTCGTGCCCACACCTCCGACTCAGACGTGTCGATGAACTGATTTGGTGTTTGAATCGGGATGCCAGTGAGTGCTGCTGCGACGGTGGCTTCGATGTCAGCGTAGATTTCGTTGTATGTCATTTCTTGGCCTTTCGCATAGCAATCTCAGTGATTTCGTCTTCCTCCAGAAGCGTGCGACCAACCATTCGTCGTGGTGCCATGTGAACGGTGCCGTGTTCGACGTATTTGAAGTAGTCTTCTAAGCTGGCGAACTCGATGCCTTCTTGCTTTTGAGTGAAGTAGTAGCTTTCCTTCAATCGACCAGACTTCTCAGGCGTCTTTTCTTTGACGCGCTCCATGAACTCGATTGCCCATTCTTCTTTGAACTTGCGCAGTCGACTTTGTAGGTCAATGAAGATTTTGTCGTTCATTCGGCAAGGACTTTGTAAATGATGACCGTCGCTGCTGGTCGCAGCTTGCTGATTTCTAGAATGGTGTAGCTATCGTCAGCGGTTGAAACCTTGTCGCCAGCCTTGATGGCAACCGATGTCGCCGACAGCAGCAGTTCTGCCTTTACATCAGCAGCGAGGGTCAGGCCAGATTGCTTGGCGGAGGTGGTGACTGATTTGCGAATGCCACGAACGGTGCCGAGTTCGGTGCCCTGTCGAGTGACGGTCCAGGTTTGACCGTAAATCGCCAGCAGGTCGGCGGCTGATGCTTGCAGTGCGTCGTAGTCCATTAGCGGACCTTTCGAATCACAACGCCAGCCTGAAGCAGCGATGCCAGAATGACCGACAGCTTGTAGAGTGGCTCAGCAGCGTAGCCAGTCGAATACTTCTTCGATGTCTTGATGACGTCGAGTTCGACGGTTTCGTCAGTGACCTGTGCGGCTGGCTGCGCGTATGGATTGGTGCCAGCCTCAATCATCACGGCCAGCTCAATCGTGGCTTGCTTGACCTCGGTCGGAATACCTGTGAAGTTCCGATAGTTGCCAAACGAATCAACGATGAACCAATCAGTGCTTTGGTCGATGTTTGATGCTGTCGGACGGCGCGGCCAATGCAGCGGCTGGTCCAGTTGTTCCTTGACGCCGATGAAGCGAGCGCCGTAAAGGCGGTCGATTGCAATAGTTGCCTGCTTCAGACTGGCTTCGGCACTGCCGAGTTGGTCGATGCCGACCAATGTGCAGTAGTCAGTTGCTTCGGCTGTGCTGGCGTAGGTGTCGATTCCGACGGTGATTGCCATAGTTGCTCCCTGAAAGATGGTCTATTTACTGAAAACACAAACGGGACCCGAAGGTCCCGTTTTTCAGTGAGCCGTTACAGCTTAGACGCCAACGTTCCAGAGGCCAGCGACCGACTTGGTCGAATGGACGGCGAAGGTGCCATACATCTTGACGCGCTTGATGAGCACGTCGGAACCTTCAGCGTAGCCAACGTCATCAACCAGCAGACCACCAGCTTGTGGAATGACGCCAGAGATACCCAGCTTGCGGGAACCGTCATCGAACACACCAGCGATGATGTGGGTCTGGTTGCCAGCAGTGCTAGTGACGTAGTCAGCAGCCATGAAGTCGTTGCGGAAGATTGGCACGCCGTTGAAGGCATCAACCATCTTGCCGCCGACTTCCATCGTGGTCACGCCACCGAGGGCGCGGAGCAGCGAGCGGATTTTGCGAACGCCAGCACCATTGGTCATGATGAACTGAGCATCGCCAGCGGTGACGGTGTGCAGGAGCAGGTCGAGCATGTCGAGGGTCAGCTCGGCATTGGCTTGGTCCAGCTTCTGTGCCGAGAAGGCGCTATCAGAGCCGATGATTTTGACCAGGCCGTCGAACTCAGCCGAGTTGGTGACGCCAGTGTCGTTCGATGCGGCTGGCGATGCGCTGTCACCAGCAACCATCAGACGCTGGAACTCGCGACCGATGGCCTTGGCCTTCAGTGCGACTTGGATTGCGACTGGGTCATTGCCAGCGCCTTCACCAACGCCTTGAGCGATGTCCTGACCAGCGATTTCAGCGTCGCCAATCAGAGTGATGAGGGCTTGTGCGACCTGGGTGAAGGTTGCAGCGCCCTTAGCGTTGGTCGTTGCCTGACCACGGCCACCAGCGATGACGCCACCGAGAGTGGCTTCACGGTTGAACGCGTAGGCGTTGCCAGTGACGGTGTTGAACGGCAGAAGGTCATACAGCGGATTGACCGTGATGATTGATTGTGCGAGACCTGCGGCGAGGTCGTCATAGCCAAGCTTCTTGACTTCGGAAAGAGTGATTAGTGCCATTTTGTGGGCTCCCTAGTTTGATTTGGATGACGCTATTTAGCGTCGTTTTGCCAAACCAGCGGAAATCAAATCAACTGGTGATTTCTTGTCTCCGACGATGGTTGGCTTGCCAGTTTTTTGTGCTCCCGCCCCGCGAGATGCCGTGAATAGATGAGGTGCCTTTTCGGCAAGCGATGCCATCCACGCATCGACGGTCAGCTTGTTGCCCTTGGCATCAAGAACACCGTCCTTCGCTGCGACTTGTCCATCAACAGCGGTGAATGTCGAAGCTGCTCGTGCGAGCACATCATCGAGGGCGGTTTCTTGCACACCGTGCTTGAGAGCCGCTGCCGATACCGCATTGGTCACAACCACGCGCTCAAGTTGAGTGCTAGTTGAACCAAGCTTGGTATTTAGTTCTGCAATCGAGGCTTCATAGGCGGCCTTCATTTCGGCTGCCTTCTGAAGCGCTTGTTCTTCAATCTTCGCGTTTAGCTTGTCAGAGCTGAACTCGCCACTCTTGAACATTTGCTCGAATCGGCCGAGTTCATCGACCTGCTTCTTCAGCGTGATGTTCGTGTCGCGGAACTCCTTGAGCTTCGCTTTATGTGTTTCGACTTCGGAGGCAGGCACTGCGCCTTCAACCTTCAGTCTGAAGCTGCCGTCACCAGCATCTTCGTAATACTGCTCCAACCCCGTTGGAACTTCGTTTGTTTGGAACTTAAGCATCTTTTATCGTCTCCCCGAGACTTTGTTGAAGATGCTTCTATTTACGGGTTTTGAACAATAAGTGTTGAGTTATTCGGGTTCGGTGCCGTTGTTTGATTGGCTTGGTCAGCAACCTTGCTTTCAAGCGCCTTCAGCTCCTTCTTGACGTCAGCAACAATCTCGCCTTCGAATAGACGAGTGAGCAGCGTGTCGAGCGTGATGACGTTTGCCGCATACGCTTCGAGCAGCGCCTTCAACTCGGCTGGGTCGATGTGCTGTGCGGTGAAGTCGCGATTGAGCGTGACGACTGGCTCGACGGTTGAGCCAGCCCAGCCGTTGTAGACAGTCAGCGCTTGGGTCAGCGCGTGCTCGACGGTGCTGGCAATCGTCTCTAGCACGGCACCTTCAGAGCCTGAGCGGATGCGGAGCGCTTCAGCGCTTTCGACGCCGTTCTTGGCTTGCAGCAGCCGTGAGCCAGCGTTGAACATCTGCGTCTCAAGATCGGTGCGTAGCTCCTTGAGGAACGGCAGGCCGTTGCCTGTTGGCTCCAGGTAGCCGATGGTTGAGCCCTCACGCAGCTGAAGGAAGGTCTCGGTGCCAACGGCGACCTCGCGACGGACCTGGTTCGGGTCAACCGAGTAAAGCTCGCCAGCAATCCACGGCTGTGGCAGCGCGTGGAAGTGAGCCGCGTGGCCAAGGTCGACGCTGACCTTGAAGTGCTGGACATTCAGCTCGGCGAGGTTCGACAGCGGTGGGTTGTAGAGCTTGGTCGAGGTGTCATACGGAGTGACGAACCAGAACGGGATGGCGGTGAGTGGGATGCCACGCACGAGCGGCACACGAACATCGACCACCTCGTACTTGTCACGGCCCGTCTGACGCCAGATGCGGACCTCGTACTGACCCGCATCGTTGATGCGCAGCTCACGCCACTGTGGGATGTCCTTCAGGACGAACTCGTCGTCTGGGTCCTGCTCCTGCACGCACTCCTCGATGACGACGAAGCGGTCGGACCAGTTGATGATGTGTTCGGCCTCATAGACGACCAGCTTCGGCGAGCCTGCGACCTCGTCGTAATCGACGTGTAGGCCCACACGGCCTTGAAGCAGCAACGACAGGTAGGTGTGCTGAAGGGTCTCGGCAAAGGTGGCGTCGTCGGTCAGCGGCTCATCGCCAGCGACGCGGCTGAGCGTGTATGGCTTGCGCACGAGCGCACCAACGAGGGCCAGCGCCGTGCGCTCGGTGACGTTGTAGAACGCTGCTCGGCTGACATACGCTTCCCACTGCGCCGTTGTCTGGCCTGTCAGCTTTGGAACGAGGTCAGCTACTTCGCCCTCAAAGGCTGCTTCAGTGACTTCGATTTTTGAATAGAGCTTTGCAAACTCTGGATGACGTGTAGAGACTGGCATCCTATTCCCTTCGGATTTGAATGCTTCTATTTACTGTTCTACTCAGTATCCAGAGAGACGGATTGGTCCGTTTGAGGTCGTTGGTGGAAAGCGGTAGTGAACGAAATAGCCAAAGCCGTCGAGCGAGTGGTCGAGACCTTTGGTTTTGTCAGGCTGGCCCTGGGCGTCCTTCGTTTGACGAAGCAAGCCGTTGTGAAGGTGAGGGCACTTGGTTTGATTGACGTAGGTGCGGACCATTCCAGTCGGCGTCGCAAGGCAATCATTCACAGCCGTCACTCGACGCTCGACCTGCGGGTTCTTGTTTGGATGTAGAACTCGCTCGGACCCATAGGCGCGCTTGAGCTGCTGAATGCCCTCAAAGCCTGATGCGTCTGGATAGATGTAGAACAGGCGATTGCCGATGCGACGGTTCAGCTCGGCAATCAGGCGGTCCGTGTCGGTCATTCCATAGATTTCATCAAGGGCATACACGATTCCGTCCTGAACGACGCTCAGGGTCGCAGCATTGATGCCCTTGTTGAAGTCCAGACCAACGTGAATCGGCAGGTTGTGAAAGCGTGGCTCGGCCAGCGTCAGATTGGTGTTGTTCGCTTCCTTGTTGTAGCGGTAATAGACCAGCAGGCCATCGAGGTTGATGAACTCGCCATAGACGTATGCCTTCAGCGTGCGTGGGTCACGCGTTTGAATCTGGCTGCGAACATAGTCGGCATCGATGTATGGATTGTCGAACGTGCAGCCACGAATGA